CCATCCAATTAAGGACTTTCGAGCATATGAAGCGCCGTAATGGGAATAACCACTAGCAACCAATCTGTTATTTACTACAGCAGTAGGAGTTTTTGCTTGCTGAACTACTGCAGGTTTAACAGCATTTGCTCTAGTGGCCATTGCCTTACGAGGAAATTTTCTCTGTGTCATAACTTAAAAATCCTGAGGAATAGCTCTTTGAACTTTTACACCACCACAACCACTTTCACACTTAGAAACAATGTCTGACCAATACTCAATTGCTTCCTGAATAGCGGTTAAATTTGCTCTGGTTAATGTTCTTGATCCAATGGTGTAACTCTGACCGGTTAAAACCACATCCAGAGCATCTAGCAATGCATCAAGTTTCTTTTTAGCAACCTCATAAGGAATGCCTTTATATTTTTTTAAAACTGGCATTAGATAACTCCTTTAGAATATTTGCGTGTTTTAACTGGCTTTGATTGAACTACTGCAGCATTTGCACCCTGAGAACAAAGCTGATTGAATGCAGGTCTTACTATCTCAATTGCTGCAGTTGCATATACAGCGCAATCAAGTGCCTCATTACGCTCTCTTAATTTTTTCCAACCTTCCTTAACACGTCCTTTTTCAAACTTACGTTCAAATACTTCAGCGGTTAACTGTTTGAAGTATTCCTCTGTAAAGCCTGAATCACGTGCCATTGGATAATGCACATAGGCAGGGCCAAAATCATTAACTTTTAGGCGGTTAAACAGCAGTCTTTTACCTGCATCAACACCGACCACAAAAAGAAATGCTCTGTAACGGTTATTCTGAGAAGGTGGACCAATCAGATCTTTATTAGATACAGATGAACCCTTTGAAGAGAATACGCGTGATTTCTCACGTGCCTTAGTGTACTGGTAAACAGTATCAGTCATTGAACCGTCACCAGAATCAACTAAAGTACAAGCAATTCTCAATTCTCTGCCATCCTGAAGATGGAAGTTCTCTATCAGTAAAACGTCTAACTGTGACCAGACTTCATTCTGTTTGGTATCACCAAAGAAAACCCTATGGCAAACACCCCATGATTCAAAGTCTGCGCCCCATCCAAACACTGTAGCTTCAAGACGGTTCTGCTGAACGTCAACACCACATGTAAGCATCAGAATTTCTTTAGGAAGACCGGCTTCAGGATAGAACTCTCTTCTCTGAGCAAGCTTTTCCCATAAATTCAGATCTGCTTCATCTTCATGCCATGGTTCACCAAGCTTTAAGTTGATGAATTCCTGCAGGCCTTTTTTATCCTTCTTATGATTTGCATCAACCCATTCTTCAACGAGATCACGCAATTCAACCCATGGAGAACACAAAGAAGTTAAGTGATAACCAATGGTTCTGGCTTCAGGGTTCTTAGGAACCCACACACCAGATTCAAGCAGATAAGGATCAGGTTTTCCGTTGCCTCTTACTTTCTGATTGCAATGAGGACACTCCATCCTGATTGAATTTTCATCAAGATAACCCTGCTCATCATTTGACCAATGAACATTGCCCCATACCATTTCAAACTGCTTACCGCAATGAGGGCAGGTTACAAAGAAACCACGCTGATCCGATTTCATGAACTCTTCATAAATCGTTGGTCCATCAGCTCTCTGTTCTGTTGTAGGAGTTGAAACAAATACAATTTTTTTATTTGTAAAGTTTGTTGTTCTCTGAACTGCTAACTTTAGAGGATCGCCTTCCTGCGTTGAGCCGAATCTGTCAATTTCATCACAAAGTAGTACACGTATAGGACGAGATGCCAAGCCTGAAGGCGAATTGGAACCCACCATTGCAAGATAACCACCAGTGAAATGCTTCATACGTATAGTTGAGCTTGATTTGCGTGAACGTCCTTTATCCTCTGAAGGTGCCGCGCTCATCTTTTCTTTCAGAACTGGTGTAGCCTGAATAGTAGGATCAATACGTTCTTTAGAGAAGGCTTCTGCATTTTCAACAGTAGGTTGAACCATCATGATAGATGAAGGTTCCTGGTCCATGTAGTAACCCATCACATTCATGAGTAGTTCTGATTTAGCCACCTGAGAAGCAGCCATAATCACAACCTTTTCAACGCTGTGAGAAGTTGCCATATCCAGAGGTTCCTTCATGTAAGGAACTCTGCTTGTTCTCCATCTTCCTGGTTCTGGTGAAGTTCCAGGAGCCACAAAACGATATTGATCTGACCACTCAGATCCGGTCAGTTTTGGTCTAGGTTTTAATGTTTTTTGAAATGCCTTTGAGAATAGATTATTTAACAAAGAGTTTTTGGAGTTCTGCAAGGCAATTGTTGATTTCATCACTTATGATTTCCTCAATATCTCTTGCGGTTCTACCTTCACATACAGTAGCAATTCTTGCAGGCAGACTTGAAAACTTTGATTTGATGGCCAGACCTATCTTTTCTGCATCAGCATTGATACGGTCAATTGAATACAGCCTGCCCTCAAGCTCATCAAGCTTTAATTTTTCCTGCTTAGTCTGAACTGCAGTCATATAAGCCTTTGCTGCATTCAAAACAGCAATAGGATTATTTTCAATCTGACTGAGCCAGTTCTTATAGGTTGATTCAAAATCATCACCAACATCAATAGATGATTTAATATCTTCTATCAGTTTGGTTGCAGCCTTACGGCCTTTATTTCTTTTATTCTGATCTATTGTCTTCTGGTATTCTTTATAAGCTTCTACTGCTGCAGACAAACTCACACGTTTAGCTTCATCAATTTCAAATACACCTTTATCAATCAAAGTGCGAACCTGAGCGCGAGATACACCCAGATTTTTAGCTAAAGCTGATTGTGTAACACCATCAGAAAACGTCATTTGTTTGTCTCTTTAGAAATGCTGTTATACCAGTCAATCAAATGGTTATAGTAAGTTGCAGTAATGTCACAGTCTTTTGCAACAATCAGTTGTTCATTAAGTAATCTTTGAAGTTTTGCCTGGTCTTTTCCACTGCATTTACATTTGTCTTTTTGAACTGATCCGGAAGCTGAGGCATCTGAGGGCAGTGTTGAGTTACTGGAATCGGCAAGGTCTGACTGCAACTGCAGCAGATTAAGCTCAGTGACAACATCACTATAAAGCTTTTCAAGATCAGCAAGATCTTCCTGAGTTTCATTGAAAGTGATTTGTGTCTGCTTCTGTTGTTCATGCTCAACCTCTAACTTCTTAATAAGATTTTTGTTCTCTTCCTGAAGCGCTACCTGCTGAACCTTCAGCCTATCAACTTCTGCTTTTGCAGAGCTGAAGTGATAACCGCCTAAAAAACCAAGTACACTTGCAATAACAGCAACTGATAAATAATTTTTTATAGGATCTACAAACACGGCTATATTCCTTAAAAAATACCCTCTTCATAGCAAAGAGGGTAAAAACAAACATAAGGAGTAAATATCACGAAGCGAAATTGGCACCGGCCGAAGGAATCGAACCTTCTCCTTAATCGCTGTGATGGTTCTAGCGCTCTAAATAAAGAACACCACCCATCATGGCCGAACACGTCTGAACAGTCAGCAGCTAGATCATATGCCCCATACAATAGGCCGGTAGAGGTAGTTTTTCTCTCCAATAAGTTATTGGCAAATGGTTTAAGAAAAAATACAAAAAAGAACCTGAGCTTTTCTAGGATAGAAATAGTTTTGCTTCAGCTTTACGGCGCCTGGTCAATCCTTCAACTTCAACACCACCGGCTTTGTTAATATCCAGAAACTCTTTGGCAGCGCCTTCCTTATCTCCTGCCTTCATCTTCTTCCAGAGCTTGTAACTGACTAAAGTCTGAAGAGGTGTTAAACGCTTGCCATTCCTGAGCGCGCCCTGCAGGTTGAAAAGAAGACATACCAGAGCATCAAACATGCCCTGAGTAACTTCAATCTCATCAATGTTTAAAGCCGATTCAATCTGATACTCATATTTAGCAATATCAGCTTTTAAAAGTCTTTCCGCTTCAGCTTCAGTACAAACCATGCCTTCATATACATCTGGGGAATGATGGCCATATCCAATAGTCCATCCTTTCTCATTAGATAGAGGCTTATATGCTTTTGTTCTGAGGCCTTCAAAATTCTGAATAAGGGCAATGGCATGAGAAGAAACGTGCATTTTAATGAATTCCTGATGTTAAATAGTTAACTGCTAAAATACCTGCAATGT